CCCAAGCTTCTCAGCCCACTTCTTGTTGACTGCAACAGCCACATCTCTAATCTCCTCTAGCCACACAGCCAGCATAGGTGACTCAGGACGGCTCAGAGTAGCGTTGTCCATGATACCTGTCATGCTGACACCCAGTAGTGCTTCCTCTTCGGTGTTCTTCTTCCAGCAGTTACGTAGGTAACGGAAGTCTGTCAAGGTTGCCTGTAGTGTACCAATGATAGCTGCAATCTCAGCCTTAGCTTTGAGTGTCTTGAGCGTATCGTCTGCCCGTACAACAATCTCTGACAAGTTACAGAACTGATTGCTACGTAGGATAATCTCAGAGCAAGGGTTAGTTCCGAAGTCGTAGGTAGGGTCTCTACGGCCATTACGCCCTGCAATCTTCTGTGCTGCTACACGACTAAAGATACCACGCTCGCCTGCTTTGGATTCATACAAGGTCTGCATCTCGTTGAGGAAAGCTTCGAAGTCTGGCTTCTCTGTGTACGCCACTGAGTTGTTAGCCAGTCTACGGTGACCTTCATTCTCCCACCAAGCACCTGACTTAGCCTTAGCCATACGACCATCAGAGAGGTTGGACAAGCTAATCAAAGCTGAACGTCTAACGCCGCCTACAACTACAATGTCAGCAATCTTACAGACTACATCGTGGCACTCAATGCTGGTCAGCTTGCGCCCTTCTGCCTTCTGGAATATACCTACGCAGAAGTGAAACAAATCATCAAGAGGCTGTGGGCCTGACGCTCGACCACCAAAGGTCTCTAAACGTGCGCCTGCTTCTCTAACATTAGACATGTCCCACTTAGGTATCTTACCTGCGTACAGCATAGCAATCAACTCACGGAAAGCACTAGCCCATCCTATCTTACTGTCGCCAACTACAATGGTAGTGTCAGTCGGGTGGAATGACTCAGCGATGACTGGTAGTTTAGTAATGAAGTTACGCTCTACGCTAAACCCTACACCTGTGCCACACATAAGGACGTACATTAGTTCATCAAAGCTACGTGGTGAATCAATTGCAAGGTAAGAACAGTTGAACCCTGCTACGTTATCTTTATCCAGAGCCTCACCTGCTGTCATTAAGCAGCGCATTGATGGCATTACTTCTAAGTCATGGATAGCGTTAAACAGCTTCTTAGCGGTCTTGTTGTCTATCTGACCACGGTTAGACCAGAAGTCTACGTAACGCTGCACTGTCTCTGCCCATGTCTCACGGCGGCCTTCCTCTTTCATCCAACGTGCGTAACGGCTCTTGTGTATAAACTGTTGGTACTGTTCCATTATTTCTTATCCTTTGATTTAGGTTTGTCTTTATTCTTCTTACCAAAGATAGCATCATAGTTATCTTCGTACTTCTTCTTGTCTGTGGGGCGGGTCGTTGAACCCTTGCCCCCGTGTGTTTGCCCTGTAGCCATTATTTATCACCTCCGCAGCCTTCCAAGTCACAAACAGGCCAGTTCTGACAGCCTAAGTGTGAGTCATAGTCTTCGTGTTCTTCTTCTTTTTTCCAAGTTATATGTCTCCAAGCGGCTTTTAAGAGAGTCTTACCGTACATCTCAAACACTATTTGGAACCACAATAAATCAAAAGAAAGTATATATGTATTCCAAGCCTCCGGCTCATCGCCTTCAGACCAATCTGAGTTTTTATCAATCCAGAAGTAAAAGCCTAGAAAACTTCTGGTTCGTTCTCCTAGTTGATACAAATATTCATTACCCACTGTACCTAGTTTTAAAAATAACTCGCTCTGGTATTTACAGTTTCTAGCGCAAGAACTCAATAACGTAAAATAAAACATCAGCTATTCTCCACCATATCCGTCAGCCTATTCAAATACCAACCTGCTTTCTGAAGGTCTTCTACTGGCTTACCTTTGTAGTCGTAGCGCCAGAGGTACTTCATACAGTTGCCCTTGAGATAACCAGCGAATGCTTCAGCAGACATAGATGCTTGAATGCCTTCAATACATTCTATTGACCCAGTGTTGTAGTGGTCGGGGTTGTTGACTACATCTTCTACTGCGTTATCCCAAGAACTGTGGGCGGCTTCTTCCTCTGCCATGTCAATATAAACCTTCATCAAAGACTCATCTATTGCCGGGTGTTTCTTTTGTAGTCTATCCCAGTCTTGTGGTGTTGCTTCGTTAATGCTCATTGTTGTCCTCTCTATATCTAATTAGTCTGTTACCAAAAGCCTCTATGAGATCTTCGCTGTCTATCTCTAATAGTTCTAAGATGTCTATCTCATCATGGTCGCGTAAGAACTGTTCCTTAAATTCCTCGAATGACATTTTTATCCCTCACGTACTGTAGCAATTCCTTGGTTGTCTTGACTGTGAAATGAGCGAAGCCTTCCTTCTCACACCACTGCCCCATTGTCATCTTACTTCCCTTACGTATCTTCTTGTAAGGGTCTGACAACACAAAGACAAGCTCCCACTGAGGCATTGAGTCTCGGATTGAGGTATACTTCTGTGTGTCACCTACCCTGAAGTACCCCTTCGCCTCTATCAGTATTTGTTTGTCCTCGTGAACAAAGTCAGGGAGATATTTTTTGTTGATAATATAGGGCAGCTTGTACGGTTCGTATTGGAACTCCTTATTAAGCTGATCATATAAAGCAGACTCTAAACCAGACCTGAATTTTTTCTTACTCATTTCAGTCTTAACTCCTGTACTTTCGGTTCCTTAACTACCTTACATAAAAACTTAGGCTTGTTAGAGTATTTAAAAGCCCTCAAGTTAGGGTAACAGTGTCTCTTATACTGACAATACGAACAGCCTATAGCTAACTCTAGGTTCCCTGACTTACCGTCTGGCTTCGGCTTATAACATAGCTTGTCAGGCTCGGGCTTTTTTACCATCTCCTTAAGGTGCTTAACCCTGTCGGTTATTGTACCTTGAAAGTCAAGTAACTCGGAAACCTCTGGATCAGCTAGGTCATACTTGAGAAACTTGAGATAGCCGTTGGTCTTATCCATTGCTAACCAACCTATCTCGGTAGCTCCCTCAGAATGAGCATAAGCTTTTATCTGATCAATGTAACCGAAAGGATCATCGTTAATCAGCGTGCCGTCTTGGAACTTCTTAAACCCAAAACTACTGGCTGACTTAACGTCCGTCACTACACCGTCAATCTTACAGTCCATTGAGCCTTGGATGCCCTCAACCTCACAACGCTTCTGTTCATCCGTGACTGTGTGTCCTGCCATCCGAACCAAGAACAACAACATCTCTTCAATTAAGTGACCATACATAAACTTAATATAGGTATGCGGTTCAATCTTTTCTTTCTCTGTACCTGCCACCACGTTCCAAAGGTATCGGTCTGTGCGTCCTATGTTGGACAGTCTAAGTGTGCGCTTATCCTGACGCTTCTCTCTGCCAAACTCTGTACGCATCAAGTCCTTCACTGCTTCGCCGAACTTCTCTATCTCAGCCTCTACATCTACTGTAGTGTCAGCGTCCTTGCTTTCCATCAGTGCGTAGATATCTTTAACTACATCATCAACTTGCTTCATCATACTCTCCTACAATAGAATCAATCCATCGTTTAGCTATCTCTACGTCACACTTGAACCACTCATTGCGCTGTTCAAACATGTCAGACAAACGCTTGTGTGCTTCAGCCTCCGTAGCCCTGCGGTCTGGTGTATCTACCACATAGGCTAGCTCATAGTCCCTGTAAGGTGAGGATGTTTGATAGTTACCTGCCCTATCTTCTGCGTCCACTGCCATCCCTACCTTGACCCAGCCTTCCCACGCGGGATTAGTAATGACGTACACCTGACCCTGTAGATTGTCCTTGAAGTTCTCTAAGGAACTAAAGGCTGCATCCTCAAACCCTTTGTAACGTCCTGCTTTGTACAGCGGGTGTGTCTTGGGTACGTACTTGCCGTTTACAAACATCCTGCTAATGTTCTTCTTGGTGTGTGACTCTAAGGACTGTCGTTCTCCTTGTCTTCGACTTGTCGCTCCGGCGTACCACCACTTTCCGTCCTCGAAATAAATATTCTTGTTAGTGGGTGTCCGACCAGTTACTTCCGACTTGATATTCTCCTGCGAGTGGGCAGTTGAGCTTGTAAAAAAGTCCTGCTGCTTCGACACAGCTTGTTGCGAGCCTTCCGAAAACCTCTGCTTCCTCTTCTCTGACCTCTGTCTGGATCTCATCGTGTATGTTTCCTATAAAATTATAATCAATGTTCCATGTAGTAGCGTACTCGTCTAGTAAACACAGTGCCTTCTTCATAACGATTGCACCTGCGCTCTGTAGTAAAGTATTCAATGCCGCGTGTTCTGACCGTACATAGACCCTGCGTCCATCCAATCCAAAAACATAACCTCTTCCAGCAGCCACTCCAACTCGCTCTCGTAATGTTCTAAGAGCAGGCGTGTTTGCAAGGAATTTTTCCTTAAGTCTTTT